TACGTTTTTGTAAATTTGCCAATCATAGTTATAATTCAAAATTGCTGATAGATCCGGTCCGGTATTTGTTTTGAGAATCCTAATTTTATCTTTAATAGTTTTACCTGTTTCAGGATCAAATATTTTCACAGATTCATCAAAATAAAATTTATTTCTATTGTATGAGTGGAAAATATATTTGGTTGATCTGTATGTTACTGTGTAGCTAACACCGTTGGTTGAAAATTTAACCAACCATGATGCATCCAATTGAGAGTTACTAGTATCGCCTTGGTTTTCAAGACTAAAATCGCCACTACTTAGATTGTCTTCTGCAATCACTGACCAAGTTCTCTCAGCAGGATCATATGTTAATCCAAAGTTTTTGTAAGCTACCACATTGTCTATGATAGTGGTTGCAAGTGTGGTGCTGATACTATCAACAAACTCAGGAATAATTTCGCTTAGTATTGCAGTGCTTGGCACTAAATCATTAAGTACCACAGGACCTGTGCCGTCGCCAAGATTACCTTGACCTCCATTTGAACCATCACCTTCAATCGAAACTACTTTACACCAAATTGAATCTTTGGATCCTGGATGTCCTGCCGCGCCTGCCATAAGTGTGCCATTATCCATAAAGTGGTAACCACTTGGAGCAGTAAATTTTACTAAAGAGTCTTTTGTGATATATCTTAAGTTGGATGTTGTCTGTGTTCCAACACTTAGCGGGTCGGTGTCCTTAAAGTAACCTGTGCAGTTGTTTGTAGCTTGTGTGCTTTGGTTCCAAGTTCTGTCTGTTCCACCAGATTGTCTTGGAAATTTTCTATAATAAAATTGTCTGAAATCATCATTTACAAACACATTGCTCAAAGTGGTATTGATAACCTGTTGAACATCATCTCTGGTTGTAAATTGAAAATCAAATGTTTGATCTTTTTCATCTCTGTATAATATACCGTCATCCGCAAAAATATCTGTTTGTGAATACACTCCTGTAGGATCAACAATATCTAAAAATCTTGAGATACCTGAACTAATCCTTAATTGGGATTTTGCTTTTGCGATAGATGGATTTTCAATCAATGGAGTAATTTGATAATCTTCAGCAGTAATCATTCTATTGTTAGTGTAATATGATTGTGGTGCTAAAGTTTTAATTTGATTCAAAGATTGTGACGCCTGTGCATTTGTCACAGTATTTTGCAATGACGCATTCAATGTAAGTGTGTTGACCTGACCCGATCTTCCTAAATATTCCACCTCAATCGAAACATTTGTTAAGTCGCTAGGCTGAATCTGATATGTAAGTCCATTACTTTTTCTAAACACACATTGAAAAGTGCCTTTTGGTAAAGTGCCATACACGCCATCACTGAAAACTAGATCAATTTGATCATTGGTTTTTGTTACAACTGAAAACTGATTGTTAACATTGTTTGCCAATGAATTGTAAATTACATTGTTACCTGTAATAGCAGGAACTTTTGTCCAACGCTCTGTGATTACTCCGCTCGAATCTAATTTGAACAACCAGACATCATTGTTGTTAATGTTGTTGGATGTAATAGTAACTTTTGTGTTAGGTGCTGGTTGAGTGACTGTAAAATTTTGTTGTGAAATTGCACCTTGAACAAACTTTAAAAAGTATCCTGTGTTTTTAGATCCAAATCCTTGTGAGTCATTTTTATATATGAATGAAAGAGCGTTTCCAGGTACTGGTGCTTCCTCATACAAGAACTTTTCGTTTAAAAAACTGACTGGAGCAATTTCAAAAGGCATATTCACTCCATTAATGTTCCTTGTGAATTGATAGATGGGTGTGTCTAAGTTTGTAGAATTAAATCTATATAGTTCGGTAGGAGTGCCTCCTATGGTGTCTTTAGCTTGTGGCTTTCCAATAAATTGTTCTTTGGGCAAAGATGCATTCAATACAGCTGTGAATTGCTCTTGCCAGTTATCATTTGTAAGGTCATTCCATAAAATTGGTGTGTTGGCAAGATTTTGACCGTTTGCATCAAACACTGTCTCTGTGGTTGAGATTGAATTGATTTTAAGATAACCAGATGCTGGAATATTTCTTTTTGGCTGAAAGGATATCAATCTTGCCAATCTTAGCACAGATTCTTTTCTTTCAGCAAGATCAATAAAGTTCTCTCTAGCATTAAGATCTACTCTGTAAGAAATGGATTGACCAACATATGCAATCAAATCAATGAGTGCAACGAACTCTGAAGAATCAATAAAATCATTAAAAGACTCTGCATAGTTTACTTGAAGATAGTCAATTAACGTTCTTCTAATCGTGTCGAAATCATAAGCTTTGAAATTGGTTTGGCTAAAAGTTCTGTACAGTTTTTGCCAAACTGTTGTTGCTAAAAGTGTATTTTGTCTATTGTCTACAGCCATCGTTAATATTTATAGATAAAAAAAAGTACGCACTTAATTTTATCCGGTTGGTGTTAATGTTGATGCTCCTGAGAGCAATCCTTGGTTTTGATCAAACAAAAGATTGACTTGTTCTGATATACCATATCCTATGTAAATTAGTGTCATAGTAACCTGGACACCGTGTTCATATTCCTGCACTTCTATTTGATCTATTTGCACACGGGGATCATAATTACCCACTGCTTCGACATCGCTGATAATGGCATTTTTTGTGTCTACATCCAACGGATCAAACAGATACTGCCATATATTGGTGCCAAACTCCGGATTTTCTAACTTTTCACCTTTGCGGATGTTGAAATGATTGAGTAAATCCTGTTTGACCAGTGCTATATCATAAATTTTGGTCGACGAAAATTCTCCATTCTGCGTGGTGAATCCTTTGAATATTTGACTCTGTGTAGTGTTGTTTGTTATTATTGCCATTTTCTATATTTAACCTCCTGCAAAAACCGTGGGAGATCCACTTGTCATTGCTCCTGCATCAGCTGAGTCACCTATTCTTCCCAATGCTATTCCCTCAACATATACCGTGGTGGATCCAACATTAAGATAAGCAACGTGCGGAGCACAGGCCGGCGCAGGTGGAAATGGGTGTGACACTGTGGGTGCACCTACTACTGCCACAAGTATTCCGTTAGCATACACTGATGATTGGTTGGCACCACCTAGAGTTGTGGTTGCCGCACAGGTATGACCAGTGCTCAACGAATCTCCTATCCTAACCACAGCAGGCATTAAGTGATCTCTCTTTCATCCAGATAGGTCTCAACATCAGTTTTTTGTGCTGTGGTCCTATCACGTCTTTTGTTTTCGTGTTCTGCATAAGGTTCGGCAGTAGGCACCCTTTTGGTTGTTGATAAATTCCTGTGTGCACCTTTGTTTGTGAAATAAGTTTTTTCCGTAATTACGTCTGAACCGACCACACCTGATGCAACTTTTCCTGAAGTGTTCATATGTATTTCGTTGCCTGTGTTTACCAGAAAGTCGTTGCCGGCATAAGTTTTCACATCAGTGTTTACTTCGATCAATCCGTTGTTTGCGTACAATCTAAAATCACTATTTGCTTTTTGATCAAGATTCACTAAAGCAAAAATATCAATGTTTTTACCCTGCACAGATACCCTACCTGTGTCGGCGTTTGGAAAACTGTTTACTAACCCTGCTTCGTCGTTGTTGGTTCCGAGTGCAGTCAAATTGATGTTTCTTCCTGCTTCGATGTTGACATCTCTGTCTGCTACAAAATTAAAATCTGCTTCTGTTCTCACAGACACACTGTCTTTGGCATAGATATCAATCTTGCCGTCTTTTGAAAATTCTATCCATGAAGTTCCATCTGTGTTTGTGATGTACACTAATCCTTCTGTGTTGTGCAACAGCAGTTGTGCACCACTCCTAGTTCTCAATCTTATGAGTTCATCTTTAATGGCTTCCGTTATGGTGTTGTTTACTTTTTTGGCCGGCGTTCCGTCATCCATCACAAATGTGTGTCCTCCCAATCGAGAATGGGCCACTTTAGCTATTGTATTACCCGGCGCTGGTCCGCCGCCGCTAATGATTCTTCCGTGTCTATTGATGGATTCTCTGGCAGATGTCTGTTGCCCTTCAAAGTCTATCGGTCCTGGTGTTGATATACCAAACACCTGTGACGGTGTTTCTCTCCTTGCGGATGCTGATGTTAATCCTCTGATGTCATCAGATTCCAATCCTTGGGCAATCAATGAATCTGCGTCATATGGATTTACCGGTCTTGTGAATATGGCTATGTCATCGTCATAGTTGGTGTTTTGTTGCACCGGTCTGTCATTGTCTGCCAATGCCTTTCTATTGCCTTCAGCAACCGGAACTCTTTTGAGATTTAATTCATTCTTGTATTTGGCATTATGATCGTTGTCACCTACATATCTTTCATCAATGGGATTAACAGCTTTGCCCGGAGTCATATGGTTCATATATGGTTCAGGAACACATCCTATCCAAAATCCATTATTCCTATCACCATTAGCAAATATCACTAAAACGGCTGTGTCAATGTCCGGTGGTACCATCCAAAAACCGTATGATTTTTGTGTGTTTGCATATCCAACTTTTTTGTTGGTGTCTGACAGCGGAGTCTGGCCAGCGAATGGCGAACAGTATCTCACGGTCACTGTCTGTGCCAATGGAGACAGAGCAGACTCGTCAAATGGTCCATGCAGTTCAGGAATCCATACATCCAATCTGCCCATCCTAAGCACGTCGGCTGAATTTTTTATGTATGCTATGTATGGTCCGGGAAACTGTTTTATTCTTTGCTCAAAGCTTTGGTCACCTGGTGCACCTCCACCTCTTCTCACTTCGGCCATTATCTATTACCTCTCAGGAAAGGCAATCTACTATCGTTCCTCGGGGAAGAATTGGTGGTGTTGCTGTTGGAGAATGGGTGGACCTCGACATTGTCTGTGGTGCTGATGTTTTTCTCTCTAAACACTGGATGACCATTGAATTTCTTTGTTGGTGCTTCAATATTCTTTTTAACTGAAATGTTGTAGTTTTCATTGTTTTTCAACAGTGGATGTTTATCAGGGGCCTGGTTTAAAGTTTTTTCCGACACATCTTTGACCGGACCTTCCGTGTCGCCAAACTCTACCGAAAATTCAGGCCAAACATTAGGCACGGTTGGACCGTCTAGTGCTTTCTTGTTGCTCATTCCTGCTTTTGAATAGGGTTTGTATTTTTCATAGTCTATGCCTTGTGCTTTCATCCGTATCATTTGTAGATTCTGCATAAAAATTCCACCCTCAAACCTTGATTCGCACAAGAATACTTTATATATGCCCTTGAAAAACGCCGCATTATCAATATTGAACAGTCCCTTTGCATCATTGATGTCCGACGGCACCCTGAAATTCAGTCTGATAAAAATTTCTGTGTCGTCTGGCAGTACAGAATTGTCGCTGTAGACATTGGATCCACCCTCCGACTTGCCCGACATATCATTGGCCAACACAGACTTTTGTTCTATCCAATATGGATCCCCAAGAATGTTGAGGTTGGCTACCAACAAGTCAGCATTTGGATTTTGCAGTATTTGATCAAACACTGTGGCCATCCCCAAACCTTTGGCCTGTTGATCTGGCAACAGCTTGCCTATTGTGTTGTTGATCGGTATCACATTGGTGTCTGTAACTCCTCCACTTGCGCCACTGGCAGATTTTGATTTGTCACTGTTACTGGCATCAGATTCTCCTGATAACTTTTCATTGTCGGGATCATTGCCCGAAGCATCGAAATAAGGAATGGGTTGGAAATATGCAAACTTGTAATTGATATCAAAATCAAGCACATCTTTGTTCTGTCCTGTGTAAAGGTAATCGTAGGTCCTAGATGCTTTGACGTTTGATATCAAATCTTCATTGCTCTTGTAATTAAAGTGTTGTTTGGAAACTCTTTGTGTCCGCACGATGTATTTTAATTTGTATGCTGGCCTACCGGATCCATTGTCTACATTTTTTATTTCCAGTTTTGTAAAAAGTCTCAAACTTGTGGTGAAACCATCGCCGTCAAAATCTACCAAATTGTTGCTGTCATCAAATTTGTTTCTATAGTATTCACTTTCAACCACTACTTTGTTGATGAAGTCTATTATGCTAGAACCTTTGGCTATGGTGACTTTTCTTCCAGTTTGGCCGGGAGGACCATCGGACCTTAGTATCGAAATATTTTTTACCCTATTAGATGATGCATTTTTATCATACCCAACAGGTGATGTCAGTACATCCTCACTGCCAGGGGCAATCAATTCGTATTCATCCGGAGTGATTACTATACCATCTTTTTGCTTTCTTAGTTGAACATCTGTATATCGTTCAAAAAAACTGTTGACGATTTCTCCCACTGTGTTGCCGTAACAGTTAATATCTTCGCTGACGAAATTATAGACATTGTTCAATGCCGCATATTGGGCTGGTGCCGCCTGAATCCTGTATGTAGTGACTCCTGCATCGACCTGCATATCAACATTGTAGATATGGATGGGTATGTTCCTTGTAGAATTAGGAATATTGTTGGTTGCAATATTTTTATCGTTGTATCCTTTGAAATCAATTTTTAGATTGTATATTGCATTGAATTGATTCAGATAACCTTGCTGTGCCGCTGTGGCTATAAGCGTATCAATGAACTTGACTCCATAGGGTTCCACGACATCAAACAAAATTTGATATGCTGTTGCAGTGCCTGATATTTCAGTGGGTGCCACCGTGTTCCTTATTACAAGATTTTCAATGTAGTAATCTAGGCCGTCTGCCGTTGCTCCTCCACCGCCGCCGGATTTAGCGATTAAAACACCATCGTGGTCGTTGTTATGGAATTGATCAACATTGAGGCAAGACAATGAAAGCAGATAATTGTATGGTTCGTAGTTGTGAAGCACATTTGTTCGAGGAAATTTATCCGAACTGTCTATGCCAACATTACTGGACTCTGACGCCAGCTGGCTGGTAAAATTCTGAAGTTTGCCAAATGCATCGCCGACATAGTCAACACCGATAGTGCCTTCGTTCTCATTGATCATATTATTGAATGCACCAAAATCATTGGATGCACTGATCTCACCGATCTTATCACTCATCTCATTGAATTTTTGTATGGCTTCCTGGTCATCAAAAACCATTCCTTCCTTGATGGACACTGATTTCATTTTGTCCACTGCTTGTTTGAAAAAATCGGCATCCAAGGAAGATTCCGACGGCAGTGCTTTTGCTCCAAACTCGTCTCCGAGAGCTTTGAAATCTACACCCGTCGATCCTGCAATCTTGTTGGCAAAGATATTAAAGGCATCAGCAGATGTCATATTTGATGTTAACCCACTATCCCCTTTGAACAGATTGCCTAAGTCAGAACCTTTCAGTTTGCCGAGAGCTTCATTTTTGTATGCATCTAGGTCGATGCCTGTGCCAGTGTCTGGAATCGACACATTGGACAGTTTGTTGGTCAAGTCATCAAAAATATTCCTTTTGCCTTGTTGACCCATTGGTTTATATTCCTAAGTATTTTTCTAGTGTAGGTTTTTTTGGTATGTAAATTATAGATCCTGCTGTGAACCCCCAAATAGGATCAGTGATTGCGTTCATATTCCTATGCATAAAGACCCACCAAAGTTTGGCTGATCCATAAAGGTCATATGCTAACAGATCGGGTCTATTTTCATAGAAAGAATCAATTTCGTACTGTATATCATCTGGTTCGAAAGGAAACAGCCTCTTGCTGAGATAGCCAAGACTTTCGTTGCCCACAGCTGTATTCGAATATGGCGAGTGTTTAGAATAAGACATTAGATAAATCCATCCTTGGCCAAGTTTCCTTGTGCAAATGATTTGAGATCAAATTTGGACACTTTGTTTCTAGAGTACACCGGAACAACCTGTATGGTGATCTGAGAATCTGTCGGCACATAGTTGAACACTCCTGATTTTTCAACCTGTCTTTGTACAGCAGGACTTTGAGCGTAATTTACACTAGGTGGTCCGCCTTTGAATGTTGGAGATTCTAAAACTTCATCCGCTGTCTGGGTTGGTACATTCACTGCTATATAATCAACATCTTGTCTAAGATCTGTTGTAAAGTTAGTAATGATCACCGGCACGTCTTTGAAAATGTAATCACCATATCCATTGAGTTTACAAATGGGCGGTGGATTTCCAACATTGTTGCCTTTGCCATAATACATTTTGGTCACTGTTCTTAGGAAGTGAAGATTGCTCAAATATTTCAATCCATCTTCCTGATTCATTACCGGAAAAGATCCATTAATGGTCATCGCATCTACTTGTGAATTTTGATATGCATAATATGGATAATTGTTGTGCAATACTGCCCTAGCATCATATGATGCAGAATGCGACATAAAGATAGCAGGTGTTGTGGGAAAACGTAATCCAGGATACTGTTTTTCTTTACCAGCCGGAGCAAGTATATTTGAATCAGCCATCAGTTCATCAAAAGTTCCGCGTGGCAATGAAATAGTCACTCCCCAATCTTGTGTTGCACTAGGAGTTGCTACTTGGCTAGGCAGTGCAGATTCTTTTCTGCTGAATATTCCACCCAAAGGCAGTCCTGCCGCCGATAATCTAGAACCAACTGCTCCTGCTAAACCAGTCACAGCACCTGTCTTGCCTATAACTTTTTTGGCGAAGTTTGTGCCCTTGTTAAGAAAATTTGTAATCATATTAAAATATTTATTGAAAAAATTAACTACATATATTATAATTGTAACAACAAACACAGAAATAACATCAAATGCCAGTAAAATACCTTAATAACAGAGATATGCTTAAACAAATTCATTTAAGCAAGAGCACTTATTGTAGTTTTATAGACGATGATAGTGTAAATTACGACCTTATTGTGCCTACAATACAAAAAATCAATGTACGTACAGTGGCACAAGCAAAAAGAGATCGAGCAAAGAAATTAGAAAAAGAAACCGGCGAAAAAGTAAATCCTAAAAATATACAAAAGCAGGATCTTGTCTTTAGGGTGATGACCTATGATCACATACCAAATTCTAAACGCAAAAACAAACCAAAAACTGTTGCTGAGTCAAAAGCAAAAGTAAACTTTCCGCCTTTCCAACATTGGCGGTATGACGACAAAGATAAACTGGTGTGTGTAGGAAAATCTCATTGGAAGGGTGGAATGAGCAATGGACATTTTTCTCCTGACCACGGAAAGATGACCAACGAACTAGCAAAGATGTTTTTACTGCTTACACAAAGATATGGCACCAGAGGCAACTGGAGAGGTTATACCTATAATGATGAGATGCAGGGACAAGCGTTGGTCCAATTGTCACAGATTGGTTTACAGTTTGATGAATCCAAATCTGACAATCCGTTTGCATACTACACAGCGGCCATAACAAATTCTTTCACAAGAATATTAAATGTGGAAAAGAAAAATCAATCACTGCGTGATGACTTGCTACAAGAAGCAGGAATGACGCCTTCTCATACCAGACAGATCGAATGGGAGATCAAACAAAAGAAAGAAAACAGTTAGTGCTATTCCAATTGGCACTGTCGATTGGTTACGTGATTTTGGTTTATCTCTTTATCATCATGATATTGGTTTGGTGGAACAAACAAAAAATAGACTAGACTTATTTTACATTATACATTATAATATGTTCAATGCAGACATTTAAACGTGCGGCCGTTTTTACTGACATACACTTTGGGAACAAAGGCAACTCGCGTCAGTTCAATCAAGACTGCGAACGATTCGTTGATTGGTTCATTGCTGATGCCAAATCCAAAAACTGTGAGACATTCATATTCATGGGTGACTGGCACCACCACAGAGCAACCATCAATATAGACACACTTGGCTATTCTCTTAGGGCAATTGAAAAACTTGCCAATGCATTTGAGCAAAATTTTTTCCTTGTGGGCAATCACGATTTGTACTACAAAGACTCTCGCTCAGTAAACTCGGTAGAATTTGCAAAGCACGTAAAAAACTTAAACCTTATTCTGGAACCATTGTACTTTGAGGATTGTGCGTTTATCCCATGGTTGGTATCAGAGGAATGGAAGCAACTCAAAGATCTACCAGCAAAGCCGTATGTGTTTGGTCACTTTGAGTTGCCACACTTCCTTATGAATGCAATGGTCAGTATGCCTGACACGAATGAATTGAAGGCTGAAGATTTCAATCATCACGGATATGTGTTCTCAGGACATTTTCATAAACGTCAAGTGAAAGGCAATATACATTATATCGGCAATGCATTTCCGCACAACTATTCAGATGCAAACGACTTTAGACGTGGATATATGATGTTAGAACACGGTGGTGATCCTGTATATTATGACTGGCCTGATATGCCTGTCTATCAAACATTAAATCTAAGTGAGATTTTACACAACTCCAAAATTCTTAAGAAACGTGCTTACGTAAGAGCAGACATAGACACAGACATCACGTATGAAGATTCTAATTTTATTAAGGATACGTTTTTGTCACAATATAAATTGAGAGAACTAACTTTTATCCAACAACGCGACATCACGCAATATGATTCCACAGAGATGCCACAAGCATTCGAATCTATAGATGAGATTGTCCACAACCAAATAATGGCAGTAGACTCGGAGCACTATGATAGGAACCTGCTGGTAGAGATATACAGAAATCTATGATCAAATTCAAAACACTTACTGTAAAAAATTTTATGAGCGTGGGTAACGTCACCCAGGCCATTAATTTCGAAGGACAGGATTTGACACTGGTGTTGGGACAAAACATTGACTTAGGTGGTGATGATGCAGGATCAAGAAACGGCACAGGCAAGACTACAATTTTAAATGCACTGTCATTTGCACTGTTTGGTGATGCACTCACAAACATCAAGCGAGACAATCTTGTGAACAAAACCAACGAAAAGAATATGCTAGTTTCCTGTGAATTTGAAATCAACGGTAAAAAATACAAGATAGAGCGTGGACGCAAACCTGCTTTGATCAAATTTTATGTAAATGGTCTAGAAGAAACAGATGATGAAGCACAAGGCGATTCTCGAGAAACACAAAAAGATATCACTAAACTATTAGGCATGAGTCATATTATGTTCCAGAACATAGTTGCACTGCACACCTACGCACCACCTTTTTTTGGATTAAAGGCGGCTGAGCAAAAAGATATCATCGAACAACTACTTGGTATCACTGTGCTGTCTGAAAAGGCAGATGTATTGAAGGACGAAATAAAAGATACCAAAGAAATTATCAAAGAAGAAGAAATAAGATTAACAGAAATAGAACGCAACAATGAAAAAATACAATCGTCCATCGATGCTCTGGAAACACGACAAAGAGGTTGGAGAGCACAACACAAAGAAGATATCGACAAACTTACACTGAGTTTAGAAGAATTAATGAAAGTTGATATTAAAGAAGAAATTGAAAAACATAAAAAATTAGAAACATACAGAGAAAACTACGAAAAGAAACGTACTTGGGAAAGAGAACTTGCCACTGTGCAAACAGCTTTAAAACAATCAACCAAACAACTCACAGACATATTAGAATCTATCGATAAAACACAGAACAAGACCTGTCCTACCTGCGGCGGAGCCATGGAGGATGGCAAACATCAATCAATGGTCAGCAAGTTAGAAACTGATAAATCAGAGTTTGAAAAATACATAGAAGATCTCGTAACTCAAGAATCAGGATTGTTAGAGAAAATACAGTCAATAGGCGACCTAGAACAGCCTGAAACATACTATGACACAGCACAACAGGCATACAAACACGAAAACACTGTGGAATACTTAGGAGAGCAACTAGAATCAAAGACCAAAGAAACCGATCCATATCAGGAACAAATTGACGACTTGAAAACATCTGCTGTACAGGAACTGTCATACGATAAAATGAACAGTCTAAGAAAACTACAAGATCATCAAGAATTCTTGTTTAAACTGTTGACATCTAAAGACAGTTTTGTACGGAAAAAAGTAATAGATCAAAATCTTACGTATCTAAATTCAAGGCTAGCATTTTATCTATCAAAAACAGGATTACCACACAAGGTGGTATTCCTTTCAGATTTGACAGTAGAAATTACAGAGATGGGGAGAGACCTTGACTTTGACAACTTGAGTAGAGGTGAAAGAAACAGACTCATCCTCAGCCTATGTTGGGCGTTCAGAGATGTTTGGGAAATGTTGTATCATTCTATCAACACAATGTTCATTGACGAGTTGGTGGACTCTGGTATGGACACAGCGGGTGTCGAAAATGCTATCAGCATACTAAAACAAATTGCACGTGAGCGACACAAGAACATATATCTAATATCACACAGAGATGAACTTCAAGGTCGTGTGAACAATGTATTAAAAGTAACCAAAGAAAATGGATTTACTTCTTATGCATTCACAGACACAGTGACATAGACTACTTTTTCTTAAACATATTGCCGTGAACGCGGACTCTGATGTGTCCGTTGTAATAGTCGTCAGATTCTAATACCTTGCGGGCAAACTGTTCTCTGGCTTCGATGTATGAAAGTTCTGCTTTATTCTTGCAGTAGAATAATATTTCTCTGGTAAATTTTTCTGTTCCAATTTGTTGGACATCTTCCAACAGGGCATCACTAGATCCAAAATAGTCTCTCCAATCCGACTCTACCTTGTATCTTCTTTTGTTTTTCCTGCCTTTGAGAGGAGGCCGTGACTTTTTAAATTCCGCTAATTTTTTACCAATGTACTTCCTACCTGTGGTTGTGTTGGTTATTTCATATACAAATCCCACATAGCCTTCGGGTATGTCTTCCACTGGTTTTCCTTCAAACATCCAAGTCATCTGTGTATCTATCTCAGTTCGAGGTGTGTCAAAATGATCGTGGCATAATATACGAGTGCAAGGCTCGAAGGCAGAAACTCAAACACATTTTTTAGGCTATATAGCATCTCCGGTAATAGGGAAATACGGTGTAACAACACAGGCGAATCCCTTGATGTAAGATAACTCAATGATGTGGCTCTGGCAAGAAAAAGATCCACCCACAGCTTGTTTGTAAATTATTCAATCGAGGTACAAACAAGTCGCGTTGTATAGAATGAGCTAACGGGTACAGCACAACCGCCCGGCGTGAAGTAGCGAGATTGGATGACTGCGATACAAACGTGATGTATCAAAGTGATAGTTCTGCTTAACAGCAGAATTATGACTGCTCATCAACGTGATGGCGACAACTTTACTTCGTAAAAAAAAGGCTCGAGCGTAAGCGATGAGCGATTGACGAAGTCAATCCTTAAGCGTCTTTAGTTCCTGTATGATGTTCAGTATCATACTCTTTGATAAAATCTTGTAATAATAAGTCCACACGGTTTTCGTCTACGTGCTTCTGCAAAAATTCAAACAATAGATTGGCAACTTCTTTGGGGGAATGATTCATCAGCATTCCTTTTAGTATCAATTCTACACGCGACCTCTTCTGTTGGGGTGTGAGCACCTGGCGTTTAGATGTGGTTATCTCTGCTGTCATGAACGTATATTAATTAATGTGTGTGATCGGATGCATAAAGTTGTGCTTTAATTACAGCAACGGCATCTTGGTCTTCTTGACCGTCTCGATGTTGTCTTTGACTATCTTGTTCATTATTTCGCGATCCTCCCGCGAAAGCATATGTGCTTCTTCATAACCGAGACCACCACGCATATACCAGCACAGTCTGGCCAATTGGTCTTTCAGTTGCTTGTTGCGATTTTCTTGGTCTTTGAAAAAAGGCTCTAACTCAGACGGCTCGAGCGTGAGTATCTTGATCCGAAAAAATTTGAGTTGTCCATTGATATCGGCACCGTAAATTTCTCAGGTGCCCCTTCCTTGACAAACTCTGCCGGAGTGGACACTTCCACTGGTTTGATCTTGCCCAGTGCCTTGCCCTGATTGTCGATGTGTTCTCTGATCGTGTTGGCCTGATTGGAATTCATATTATCCACAAACTCTTTGATGTAGTTGGAATCAGTGACTTCCGTTCCTTCAGTATTGATGCTGACGATGGCCGCCAACATATTGTTGATTGTGAGATCAGTCATATTTCTAAAGATTTTAGAAAAGTAGTCGCTCTTTTCAGTCGGCTTCATATCACTGTTTTGAGCCAACTGCGAAATCATTCTCTGTTCTTCGAACGTGCGGAGTGCGAGATTGGTAAACTGTCTGTAGTTGGTTGGTCGTGTCCTCACAGTTAGTTCGGGTGAAAGGCTGACGTATTCGTTGAATTCGTTTTTGTTGATGCTGTCCATCAAAGTTCTAAGATCTGTGGTAAATGACATCTGCTTGTTCACTTTGGGCACTGTGACATCCATTTCCATCGACTCGCCAAATGACGCAATCCTGATCGCCACCAATATGGTGTCCATATCCATCATAGGTAGATGCCATGGATCTTTGATGCCGGGTACACAGGATTTTATCACATCCACAGTGGCCTGGCCGTTCATCAATGCATCAGGTGTGTTCAGTGTCATTTCGTCTCTGGCCGTCATGGCATACACAGCCAGTTCGTCTGCTGTGTCGAATACGATGGTGCCAACCGGACAGTGCAGTCCTTTGGATGGCAATTTGATGTAAATCACCGGTTGTCTAAAGTGTTTGCTTAACGGATTGTTTGAATCTACCATAATTTCCTTGTTATAAATATGTATTGCAAAGGTTATTTATATACACAGAAAATGGCAGATTTTAATCAGGTTAACATAGGAGGCGTGGACCTTAAAATACCAGAAAAGGGTTTCGCATCAGAAGAAACACTGGCAAGATTGGTAAAGGCCCTTGATCCTAAAAGAGGCACACCTAAATCAGATCCTGTCGAACAGCAGACGCAGAATACCAAAAAGAAGTACATCAACATACTTGGTAAATCCATTGCGGTCACTTCAGCACTCACCAAGGCCTTCGACGGCTTGGGTTCAGTTCTGCGGGGAACAGCCGGCGTGTCCAAGGCCATCATGGATCTCAACGGATCCTTCAGTTCCTTGGGCGGGATGATCGACTATGGTGTGAGGATGTTGGAAGACTCATTTGTGGCCAAGATACCCATAGTGGGGGGATTCATCACAGATGCCGCCTACGCCACAGCAGAAATGACCAAACTGCAATTGGAATTCATGGATCAACAGCGTGGAGCCTATTCGGCGTTCTCACAGGCCGGCTTTGCCGCAAGTGTCAATCTAGACAAGTTCCAAAACTCTGTGTTTGACGCAAATCTTAATCTCCAGCAGTTCACTGGCATCATGGCAGAAAACACCCAGGGACTGAGATTGGCATTTGGTAGTGTAGAGGGTGTGCAGAAGAATTTTGTCCAAAGCCTGAGCGAAATGACATCGCCCAAATCACCGTTCGGAATGAGCCTGAGATTGCTGGGACTGGGGTCAGAAGAGATTGCCGGCGAGTTTGCAAACTTCGTGGAAACACAGAGAAGAAGCAGAAATCTACAGATACTCGACGAAGGTGAATTGCGAGATGCCGTTCAGGAAAGAGCGAAGAACGAGAGGATACTGGCGGAATTCACTGGAATGAGTGTGCAGGAACAAAGACAGGAACAGATGGCACTGATGGGAGATATGGCCTACCAGGCAGCTCTGTTGCAGAAGGTTCCCGCTGAATTCAGAGACGAAATGACACAGTTGACTGCGGCATTTTCACAGTACGGACTCGGCGATATGGCCAAACAGATTTTAGGATTCAATCAGGTGCTGTCACCGGAGACTGCATTGATACAGGCGGCGGTGCCGGAACTGTCAGGAGCCATACAAGACGCCCAAGCGGCCATAATGAGAGGTGAAGAACCAGCGGTGGCCATGGCACCTGTGCTAGATCTCATCAAGGGTAACATCGACAGCTTGTTGCCATTGCTAGAACTTGGATTGATTCCAGGTGCAGAGCAGTTTACCACATCCATCGGACAGATGGTGGCCCAGTCACTGGAAAATGAAACACAACTGGAAAACCTCAACAAATTGATGGGCACCAACTATGCCACCACCACAGAAGCCATGGAAGCATTCAATGAAAAATATGATATGGCACTGGAAGATGCCGCACTGTTGGCCAAGAAATTCGAGGAATCAGGACTGTCTTTCGACGAGTTTGCCGCACAGCAAGGCCTGTCCAATGCCGTTGATGCCAGTGTGCTGAAACTGGCCGCACAAAATGCCGGCATAGAAGAAGCACAGACAGAGATGCAGAAAGCGGTACACACATTGACGACCAACTTCAGAGGAGTCGCAGATGTGGCATTAGGACTACAAACGGCATTTGCTGATCTACTCAAGGAAATGGGATACGAAATTGACGATCAAGGCACAATCATCAACAAGAAGTCAATGACATCAACATTGGGGGAGAAAATGTTTGATGCCAATCCAGAATTACCCGGCATACAACTTTTCAACTTCAAAAGACAAGGACTAGCAACAGGCGGACCTGCTATGGGTGGCGGATTGTATATGGTGGGCGAACGCGGACCCGAACTGCTTGCCATGGACGAGGGATCATCTGGTTATGTGTACAACAACTCAGACACTAGAAAATTGATGTCGATGGCCACACCAAGATACAACGGTGGACCTGTGGGAGATAATATGATGGCCACTATGAAATTCCTAGACTCTGAAGGTCTCGAAGGTACAAGAAAATACGAAGATAGATTTGAGATAGCATACACAGAAACCATACCTTTGATTGCTGAAATGATGTCTAAAGAATATGCCAAACAGATGGAGAAATACAAGGCAAGTGGTAAATCACTGGACATAAATGATGGCAACTACGATGAAGTGTTCGACAATATGGTATTCAAAGGCGGTGGCGGAGCTGTTGTGGGAGAACTGAGAAATATCAATAAAAACCTTAAAAATATACTTGGTAAAGCATATTCAGGCAATGGCTATTATTAACACTTGCAATTAGGAAAAAAGATACATATAATATAAACAATGAGTTGGAGAAAATATTTTAATTTGGTAAAAGCAGACGGGTCTATGTCACCGGTCAGCGGATCATCGTCAGCAGGCAATCCTATGTCGGCGGTGGGTCGTAGAAACTACACATCATACCTTCCTGAGGTTTACACGGGCCATCCCAACAGGATGGAACGCTACTTCCAATATGATCAAATGGATCAGGACTCGGAAGTCAATGCCGCACTGGACATCATCGCAGAATTTTGTACACAGAAAAACAAAAAGACTGAAACTCCATTCGAACTCAAGTTCAATGACTCGCCCACAGAAACAGAAGCACTGATCCTCAAAGATGC